AAATACGTAATACATACTTATCTGTATAATATCATGAAAACAAGTCATCAAACTCATCCTCACTAAGAGGACCATGATTTTCTTTCTCAAGACTTTGCAACCTTTCATCAATATTCTCAAAAATTCGGTCATATTTTTCGATAGTATGATTTTTTTCCTGAATTTCCTTTTCAAGTTTCATGAATTCTTCACTTTTCACAGTAACGCTGCGAATATCCATATTAACAGCAAGGCAACCTACATGTTCAGAGTACTGTTTCTTCAATTCTTCCGGGGTATCAATAAAATAAGCAGAGTCCACTTTATTTTTAGCTTTCCCTTGCATACTATTGATAATATCAATGCTTAAACCATCATTTCGTAAGGTTGTAGCATGATACTTCCTGAGAGTATGACAACGTAACACGCAGAAATTATTGCCTTCAGTAATGCCCAATTCCAAAGCATCATTCAATTCCTCAAACTTCACAGTCACCCAGTTGTAACTCATCTTAAACAATGCGGAAGCCTCTGTCAATGCATCTTGTCTTCCTTGAAGATAGTTTACAACCGCAATGCTTGCTTCAGGAGAACAGAAAGTATAATGAAACTTGCCGGTTTTCCGTCTGGTTAAAGAGAAAGTAGGTATAACATCACTTCTTTCCTGCAGCTCCTTGAGGACTTCTTCAATAGTATCCCTAGTATGGTATTCTTTTGTTGCTTTGATGAAATCTCCAACAGTCAAGGATAATGCATCTATCTTTGACAAACCGCTTGATGCTAAAAATAGTATGAATGCTTTCATGAATGGGTCGGAAATTTCAACTGCATCTTGAAGATCATCTTTTGTTGGTATTCTTATTTCAGAAACTTGCTGAATATTCACTGTTGGCAAATGCAGTATTTCAATGTCATAATGTCTGTAAAAAGTGGTGACTCGTTTCATCATGGTGTTAATGGTTTCTTTGGCGTATCCTTCATCAATCAGGCAGTTTCGGAAATCCATCAACCGGTCCTTGATTGTTCTTCTTTTCCATCGTATTTTTTCTTCCTCTTCCAGGTCTGCTTCTGCTAGTAATTCTTCCAATGTTAACCCGTTGAAAGATTCGTATTTCTGCAGAGCATGTTTGTAAACATTAATGCTTCCTGGTGAGAGGTTGCGTTGTTTACAGAATTTTTTGAATTGAGTTCCCATAGTCATATTTTTTACCTCGCACTCTTTAATGCTTCAGTTAGAGAGAGCATTTGATGAGTAATGTATACAAAAGTATAAGGTTATTCATATATCACCGAAAGAGTAATCAACGAAAAACCTTATACCTTGTAAGTTATAACTATAGCATTCAACACACTTAAAATTTTTCAAAAAAAAATAAGGCCAACCATCGACAATACATCGACAGTTGGCCCACAAAACGAATTACCAAATTTTACTCCCAAGGATTCCACAAAGTGTATACTTCTCATATTTACTCGTAGGAAAAATTTTGTTAAAAGATTTTAGTTTTACATCTTATCTTTCACATTTTCTGCTACTCGACAGATGGAGGAATCCCTGCTCATAGTAAAATTTGGATTTTATAATTCACTGAGCTTGAATTCCAATTCCGCAATATCTTTTTTTACTTTGAAATATTCCTCAGAACAATCAGGAATACTTGCAAGAGTAGGTAATAATTTCTTTTTTTCTTTAATCATTTCCCTTAAAGTATTCTTTTTATGAATTTTTTTGCGGAATTCTATCTCTTCCTGATAATTCATCTCAGGCATCTCCAGTATCATTTACAGCCCAAGCAGGATTAATGTTAGTAACACTAATGACGCTGCTGCAGATTACACTTCCGATAGGTTTTCCTTTTGCGGAAGCTGAAGCGTCCAAGTTAACCCATTTGCCGTTGAGCTTGATTCTACACCATACATGCCCATACTGACCATCACTACATTGTACAACACCACGTACAATTTGTATCTGGTCCTTAGGATACAATTCTTTCAAACTGTAATATTCTACTTGATTCAAATCAACACAGTTACCTTGCATTCTGCGCAATGTTTCACTGTTGGTTTGATGATCTTCATAGTAGTAATCATATCTGAACTCATACATTGCCTTATACAATGTCTTATAGTCAGTGATTTTCACGCCAGTTGCTTTTGAAAGGATTGCAGTAAAACCTGATGAAGTTGATTGTTTAGTGTAGAATACAGCATTTGCAAACCAGCAAGTGTTAGGCATTTTCTTATTGTTTTCACTGTAGAATTTGATGATTTTAGCAAATGCGAAAATTGCCAATCTTACGCTGATTTTTTCTTTGCCCCATACTATATAGTTTGGTGCTTTCACATTTGATTTGAACCAGTCAAGGATTCTATCTGCTACAGTATTGTATTCACTTTTAGTGAAGTTATGATAGATTCCTGTGCCGGAACACTTAGGACAACCTACAAATTGTACTGGAATTTCAACATCTTTACCAGGATTTTTAACAGCTTTTGCTAAAACGTATAAAGTTTCACCTTTATTCAATCCAGAAAGGTATTTTTCTTTCTGATTTTCTTCAACATACTTCTTAATTTTACTGGAATCAGTAACAATATCTTTCCATTTTACAGTTTTTTTACTCATACTATCACGTCAAACCTTTCCAATATTTCCTTTTCTTCAACACCTAACTCATCTATCTTTTTTTGGATTTCTAAGCATTCGCTAATACTGTTGGCATCTTTTAATTGTTGTTTAAGGTTGGTATAAGCAGCTTTTAGCTGCTGTATATCCTGTAACCTTTGGTTATCCATGTTCATAAAAATTCCTCGCTGCATTCGTTATCCAAATAGCAAGTGTTGTTCTTTTGAAGATAACAACACTTGGTTTCATCTTTTGGGCAATGAAGTCTATTTGGACAACCTTGATGTTTTCTTATAACTGCATCTCTTTCTAACATGATGTACATGCTCCATAAAATGGTTGATTTGGATATGTGCTGCTTGGACTGCCTTTTACGAATGTTTGGCAGACATAAGCATAGCAACTATGTGAATCACTTGCAGTATCAATATATACCCTGTGACCTGTAGATTTGGTTCTTACCTGTGCATATACATGACCCGGAACTTGGACATAGTAGAGGTCATAGTATTCGGTTAAACCTGCAGCATCGCAGAGTTGTAAGAACAGTCTTGTTCCGTCACAGCAGTTGCAATGTTTCGTTTGAACTACTTTTTCAGGTGACCTGCAGAAACCACAGTACCTAGTGTAATGAATCTTTTTATCCATCCAGGCACAGATTTTCAAGAGGGCGGATCTACCAATACTGTTACCTACAATTTGAAGTGCAAGTTTTTTTATTGTACTGGAGATATTGCCTTTAATCTTTCTGGTGGTTTTGTTTACCACTTTTTTAGATTTTACTTCTTTTTTTACGGTATCATAGTACATTTTACCGTTTCGAAGTTCATATGCTCTTTTCTTGCTGGATTTTTTGACTTTTTTGTGGACAGTCAATTTTGTGTTACTGTAGCCATGTTCTTTTCCGAATATGCTCCAGTCTCCGTCACAATGAGGATTACTGCATGTGATAGTTCCTTCGGCTGATGAACCTTCCCAGTTTTTGGTTTTTCTGATGTAACCATAATCAGTATGTTCATCACCTGCCCAGAAGATATCCCAAAAGAGAGTTCCTTTTTTACCACACTTTGGACAAACGTTTTTGAATTCAGCTTCATAGAAACTGTATCCATATTTTCCTAATTCTCCTGGTGCTGATGCTCTACCTATGGCTTTGACATATTTTTTGTCAGGGGATTCCCCGTATTTGCTCCAGAACCTTTTGACGTTTTTGTATTTTTTCGCTGTGGTTTTGGTGTCTGCATTGGTATTTTTTGTTTTCTTTACTCCGGATACGTTGATGAGTACTGTTGTTGAACATTCGGTGTACTCTGCATCGCCTCCGAATTGGATTACCATTTCGTAATCCCCTGGGTCATATTTGCAGTTTATTGAACATTGGCCTTTGCTGTTGGTTTTCTTTGTGTATACTTTACCGTTTAGTGTACTGCTTCCATTGTCATTATTGTATAATGTGAAAGTCACTAATTTATTGGATAGTTTGTCATCTTCGGTTGTCAAATTCTTTAAGCTAACTGTCAGTTTTTTACTCTTTGGATATTTGAATGAAATATTGTCCGCTTCAATATAGGTATCAGTGGTAATATCCTTTGTGTTAATACTGTAATTGTCCAATGTGACTTTATTCTCAGACAAATCATGAAGACTTTTCACAGTTTTGACAACCTTTGCAGTGACAAGACCCTCTTGCCCAGGAAGTTTAACATAGACTCTGTCATGAATCTGATAATCATTGAGTAAACCATCACGATAATTGGCAACATCAACATCAACAATGAATTTAGGAGTCTTCTTATCTTTCAGTTTCATTGCAACAGCATTATAGATGGCATACTTGTTTTCATCAGATGTCTCCACCTGACCCATCTTTGGAGTTTCACCAATACTCCTGCCATTACGCAGGTCAGTTCTTGGCCGGATATACTCATAGTCAATACCCTCATGAGTATCCAATTGAATATGAAAACTTCCTTTCTTCTTGTTGAAAGGTGCTTTCCAGTATGCAGTGCCTTTCCAATATTCATAACTCTTGTTATCGCTTTCAGTATTGTCATTTGGTTTCAATGGCCTTGTATAATAATTATCATACAAAGTATATGTTCCCAATATCTGCTCTGCAGATTGGTTAGGGTCTCTTGCAGTACCTGTCCTTTGCACGCATTTATGGTCATCAGTACCAGTAATAGTGACCCTTTCAACAATCATAGGAATTATGTCTCCTTTGGTGACTTCAAGATTCCTCCAATTGGTGACAATTTTCCCCATATCTGCTGTGGATAAACCATTGCTTCCGCTTCCGCTGTCACTTAATTTCAGTACTGGTGAAATTGCTGTGAAGGTATCTGATTCATCACTACTGAATTGGATGTTCTCCACATTATAACCCAGGTCCAATACTTCTTCCCTTGCCTGACTTAATATTGGATTCAATGTTCTACTGTAGAGTACTTTTCCAGTACTGTTATCATAGAATTCAAAATGAGTATCATTTGGCAACAGTACTGTATCATTTATGAGAGTTGGATCATCTCCAATGGTGGCAAGGTATGAATGAGTTTTCCCACCAATGGCAGTTTCCTCTTCAGGATATGTGAAACTTTTGTCATGAATTTTGATGCCGACCTGGTTAACAGTATGCTTGATTTGAATTGCAACATTAGTACGTGCTGCTGTCAAACCTATATCTGCAGCTGTCCATTCAAGGTGTGTTCCATTGTCGGCAACAATAACAGTTCCATCTTTTGTTAACCTGAAGCGTATGCTGCTTAAGTCAATGTTCGGTTCATCAACATGTACTGGTGCGGTAATGTCATCATCCAATGGGTCATCGTCATCATCAACAGGATTGCCTGAATCGTCAATAATACAGTGGCCGATTGAGGGTATGAAGTCATATTCAAAGTATGTTTTCCAGTTTTTGTTCTGACTTACTGGATTGAGGAAATCCAAATAGCGATGAATAGTATTTGAGAGTACATCTTTTTCATATCTGGTGACAAAAACATTGCCTGTTTCCTCTTCTATATATCTCAAGAGATTCATTAAGGACATACTGCCATTGAAAGTTATTTTACTCAAGTAAGCGCTCAAGCAATCTTGCACTATGCCTACGTTGAAATAATCTCCGAACCAGTAATTTAAACTATTCCAGTTTACAGTGACTGCAGTTTCGCCTCTAATTTGACTGGTAGTGAACGCAGCATTCTTTAACTCTGTTTGAGTGAAAAAAGGAGCATAATTCAATTCCACCAACACCTCTTCGGCGGTAAAACTGAATCGGTTTTCATCAAACAAATCCTGCTGTATCTCACTATTCAAGACATACAAACAATCAGTTAAACGTGGTTGTCCTCCAGTGATGAAGATTTTATGCCCAGAAACAAACCATTTCTGAGCATCCAATAATTCTTCAATATTGTAGCTGACATCAATGCTACGGAGGCCTTCTTCAAAAGTTTCCACTACATCAACCAAATCCGGATTTAAGAAAGTCAATATCTTTTCGCTATTGTCCAATACGATTATGTTCATAATATCTACTTCCTTTCAACCCAGGTTACACTTTGAATAACACATCCGCTTTCATTAAACAGGAAGTCATTCTGTATCAAGAACCAATCTGTATTCCAATCTGCAGCATCATTGGTAATATCTAATGTTTCATCATCAGTGTGCAGATAGATCTTCCTGTTCCTGGAGTCAATTTCAACAATGTCACTTGTTGTCCAATTTTTATATGACATTGTGAATTTCTGTCCGGTGAATTGTTCGGTGATTTCCAGGTCATCACTTGTTGGGGTACATGTGATTATTGGGTTCACTTTCGCAAGACCGGCAACTCTTCCAGCTTTTCCTGTTGTAATGTCATCTTTGGTGTATGCTGTACCGGATTCTACAGTTAATTTTGCTTTACAGGAATATGATGCTCCGTTTGCTTCAGCTTCAATAGGGTCTTCCATGATGTAATTCCAATAAATGCCTGGGTAATGTGAAAACTCTACTCTTTTTGCTATTGGCCTGTATAATCTGTCACGTTCAGTTACCAACAGTTCGGTGACATCCTGCAATGTTGCTGTGGATTCTTCAATGGTGCATTCATCTATGTCAAATTCTACTGTGATTTCCTTTTCACGTATGTTCATTCTGAATGCATCATTTGTATCTGTTCCGTCAATTTGCAAGCGTTTAGTACTTGTCTTGATACCTTCAGGAATGTTAACATCTTGCAGGAAGACATTGAAACCTGCCATGTTTTCTCCTTCGATGAACCAATCAACCTTATACTTTTCATAGAAAATGTAGTATGGAATTACTTCAACTTTCTCAATTGTGACATTGTTGGCTACACCGGAAATGTTGGATATGCTTAATTCCAATTCAAAATCGTTCAAATCCTTTAATTCGGATATGTTGAATCCCCATCTGTCAGTTGCTCCTCCGATTGAGTGTACTGAATCGGTATTGTATAAGATTACACTTCTTTCACCACTTCCGCCTTCAGGTTTCTTCAAACTTGCAGACAGTATGCTATTCTCATCAATATTGGCATGTACTCTGACTTCAACACCTCTTATCGCAAGATTGGTGTTTTCTTTGAAGATATCTGAAAGGCCTAACTTATAGAAGATGAGATTGTTCATATTGTTGTTCGCAGGGATGACTAATGATGCAATGTCCTCTTCACTGTCACTGATGATATCTTGAATTGGTACTGGGAAGATTACTTGATCACCATCGTCTCTGCTTGACTCAATACATTGCAAGTTTCCGAATTCGGCTTCGAAGTAATTACAGGTTGTTGTATCATAGTTTCCAGTCAAGATAATGTACACTGGATATTCATGATGATAAGTGAAGTCAACAGATTCATTTTCAAATTGATTGAATACAGTGATTCCATCAGACCAGTTACGGCAAGCATTAAAGATTGTTGATAGATTCAGTGTTGCAGGTATGCTATTGACTACTCCGAGACGGAAGTTTCGGTAATAATCAACAAAATACGGGATATTGGCAGCGAGACAGGTTATCCTCATATCTGCCTGCACAGTGTAATTCTTTTTGTCTCCCATCCTGTCATCTTCTTCATCAGTTAACTTCAAGACAGTAAACCTTGGAGCAACATAACCCTCAGGCACTACTTTGACTATCAATGAATGTGTTTCAGGCACTTCAAGTGTGTTATGGGTTATATCAATGTTTACAATACCAGTAACTGCAGTCTTTGCGGTTAACTCACAATAACCTGTTTCATCAAAGAGCCTTGTTGGAATCTCATATACTCCACCAGCACTAACACTGTAATAGCTGTCACCTGTCTTGATTTTCAATGCTTTATCTGTTACCAGGTAGAATGTTGTTCCAAGCATGCTGACTGGTATCTGCACAGGCAATGTAAAGTCACTGTTCTGTACCGCATAAACCACTTTCTCCGATGGAACTTCAGTATCTGGAATGATTGGTGTTGCTTGTCCTAATACATTGACAGTAACATTCTTTGAATTATTAGTGTATTTTTCTTGGATTGTTATTGTCTTATTACCCGTAGTTGAGATGGTACAGGACAAGGCAAGTTTTGTTGAACCGGCATTGACTTTCTTGTTGACTGTGACTGTCTTATTTTTACCCGTAGATGCATCATAAACAGTCATTGTCTCTTGTACTGTTCCAGTTTTGAATGTGTACGGCTTCCATTGATAGACAGTTTCGCTTATTTGGTTGAATGTGTCACTTGTTAAACCGTTTAGTGTTAGTGTTGCTCCGGTCGGTACAGTTATCTCTACCGTTGGCGTGTAATCCATCAAATCAGGATTGTTACAAACAGCTTCAAGGTTGAATGGTACAGTCTGCACATATTCCCCAGTATCTGAAGAAGGTACAAGGTCAACAGTATAGGTAGGAGTCTTGTAATTCACTACAATTGATACATTATTGATGAAGATGTATCCTTCATTACTGCTTGTATTTTTTGGGAATCTGAATTCAACACCGAAACTGTCCTTGTTTACAGTACCTCTTGAAGGCATCTGGTAATTTGTACTGTCATAGGTTATTGTCCTTGTCCTCCATTCTGTAACTGGAGTAACACCTTTTACATCAGTGTCTCCCATTTGGCCGGCAACATTTTTGAGCATGACTGTTGGAGCTGCGACTTTGATTTGTTTTCCTGTCACATGAGGAGCTAATCTGTATGAGTAGATTACTTTTATTGATGTAATCTCTGCTCCCTCTGGAATGTTGAAGTTGAAGCCCAATAAATCTAATGTTTCAGCGTATGGATATGAACCATTGGATGCAGAGAGTTTGTTACATTGAGCGTAGTTCTGGTCTAAACTTGTTGATGCGGTTTTCAAATTGTTTAAGTTTATCCAGTGACGTCTATTCGCTGCAGGGTATGGCTGTTGAAAACTTTGAGGGTATTTCTTTTGTTGTCCTTGGGTGGCCATTTTTCACCTCAGTATTTTTTTTATGATCATAAAAATTTGGGTGTTTGTATAAAGTCATGATGTGGTGGTGGGAACATGGTAGGTTCTTAAAACAGAAACTACCACATTTTAGCATTCCTTCAAAGATGCTAATATCTTTTGAAGTCTTGTGTTTTCATTATGCAACTTGTTCAATAAAGCAGTAACTTCTTCAATATTAAAGTTATCATAATTCTCCTTGCTTATTTTATCATAGATACACCAATAACCAGTTAAATCTGATTTAAAGCAAGTGTATCGTTCTTCGTTAGTCATATTACTCCAATAGTATTCTTAAATCTTTGAATAAAGATGTTTGAGTACAATTGAACCTTACTCTGAACCTTGTTGCATCACTTGGAACATCAATTGACATTGTTAATAATGAGCCAGTTCTTGTTGCATCTGCACTAATCCAAGTTCCATTTTGTTGATAGTAGATTGTAGCAGTTACATCTGATGGTGCTACATCGACTTTTACTGTTACTTTTTTATTAGTGAAATCGGATAATGTCCAAGCATTATTACTGGTGGTGTCTATCATGAAGTATTTGTTTGATGAACCAACCTCAAATTTGAGTCTTCCGTTTGAAATGGACATACTGTTTCCGACTGATGTATCAAAATTATATTTTTGTATGTCGGTGCTTGATGTTGCTTTTTCTACGAAGAAACAGTCTTCAATAATGTAGGGTTCTGACTGGACACTACCACAAACAGCCACAAACTGCTTTAACCCAGCACCACTACCAGTATAAGTACCAGTACATGAACCATGCGAACCAGTACAAACAGATGCCGGATTAGTGATAATACTCATGTTCTTAACAATAAAACCATAACCAGACCCACTACACCTTAAAGTCAAATACAAATCATCATAACCGGAAGCACTGCTGTAATCCTGAGTGGTTGTATCTGCTAATGTTCCATTAATATAGATTTTCTGTTGAGTTGGAGTCCATTCCATCTTTACATGAGTCCAGTCACCAAAAGTATAACCGGAAGGCAACGAAAATGAATCATCACAGAGAGTACCACCACTTGACATTATCCAAAAATTCTCATAGTAACCATCGCCACCGACTTTATAGAAAATCTGCCCACTTACACAGGCACTGCTCCCTGAAAGTGGTTTACAATCGAATTCAATAATATGAGAATCGTTTTTAATATCAATTGACCGGTTTAAATATACATCATTGGTTGTAGTTTCACCAGTGGAAGCATCTAATGTTGCTCCATTGCTTGTAACTGTTAATCCATCGTAATCTTCATCAATCACTAACCATTCACTGGCACTGCTTGTCATCTTGTTTTGATAAATACTATTGGATTTGTAAACTGTTATAGTGTCATCAATCAACTTACCACTTTGAACTGCAACAGCTCCAATTCCCACAGTATCTGAAGTTTGGCAGAGGTCTTTTCCCGCATACAGAAAGATTCCATTTTGACAAGTACCCTGTTCAATCTCTAAAATCTTATCTGCTAATGTAAGGCCACCATCACTAAAACTGGCACTAACCCCCATTGTTTCAAGATTGGTAGCCATTCGTTCGCCTAATGCCTGTATTTTTTGGTAATGTGTTGTCATACTATCTTCTCCTTATGATGTGAGCCAGTCATCAGCATCACCAATAATCTCTTCAATGTAATCATAAACAGCATCACCGGACGGGGCATGAGTGGTATCTCCATTTGTAACTTCCTGAACAATACTTGCACCTCCACCGCCTGCTCCGAGTGTTGTCAGAGTTCCTGAAACCATTCCTTTTATTGAAGTCATGTTGGCTTCCATGATGATATGCCATTTGTTAGTATTCATATCATGAATGTCAGATTGATTTTCGGGAGTGTCATTGTACATTACAACAAATTTTGTCTGAGTCAGGTCTTTTGTCAAATACACTTCAGATGATCCATCCATTAAAGGCGGTGAAATCAATCCCATAAACCAACTGTAATGTTTGTTGTCATCACAATCCCAATTAGAAGTGCTGCCATGATAAGCGTTATCCAAGAGGCCTAACATATAGTATTTATCACCATTAATGTAACCAACACTTGAAGATAACCTTGTAAATGGGAAAATACCGTTTCCGTCAATTTCAAATCCTTGTCCTCCGATGGTAACTCCGCCGAAACTGTCGGTCATTAGGTTGTTGTTCCAACCTGTGGCAACTGCAAAGTCTCTCCATGTGCCGTTTAATTCGCCCCAACTGGCGTTGGCATATTTTGCTCCGATGTAATGCTTACTGCTGTCAGTTACGTCAGAATAATCGTAATAGTTTGTATCCATATATACAATCCAATTATCCTCATCATCAAGCCATGCAGGACATCTCCAGACATTAATGCCCATAATGTCATTATAACCTAGTGCAGCTTCCCCGGGATATGTGCCTGAAGCTTGAATTTGTATACCAAAACTGGTATTGTACATATCGGTCTTGACAAAGCGGTCATGGTCATAATCATAGTATGCATTAGACATTATCCAGTATTCCACATGTTGAACGCCGTCTATTGTTTTTGTTATCATTGCGAAGTTAAACTTTGAAATATTTGTCTGGCCAAAGCCCAACTTATCAATCAATAAGGAGTCAATAGTCTCCTTATTGTATACATTCATCAAATTAATGTTTTCAGTCATTTATTTCACCTATTGTATCGTATATGATTCGGTAATTGCTTGTATCATATTCAAGGTCGCAGATTGCACCTGCTAATGTTGTCAGGTCATCATCGTAGAGTAAAGCATTTGCAGATTCGAAAGTGTCATATATGATTTTACCATCATCATAATCCAAACCAACAATCACCCCGTTCAAGTCATCCATTGTAGTTATTTCTTCAGGGGAAATGCTAGTGTATCTTATCTGATTGTTGTTGAAAGTCAAGTTCTTAACGAAATTGTCTTCAATTAAGGTCATTACATCTGCAACGCTGTATCCTTCCATAGTACCTGTGGACATTCTGAAAACTGCTACGATGACATCGTCAATAGTTTCATTATGAACTACAAGGTCGCAATCTGATTTCGCAAAATCTGATACAATATGAGGTTCGAGGAGGAAACCTCCTCCTCTTAAAGATTCTGGAATTACATTTACATGTTCTACCATTTTTTATACTCCTCTTGCCCTTGATGATCTACTGCTTCTCTTGTTTTTCACATGAGCATCTACAGTTTGGAATTCATCACTGCCTACAACTTTGTCAAGTACCTCTTTTGATGTTAATACTCTGATGAGAGTTTCTGTATCAATATGTGCAGGTACGTTTTCCAAGTTGAGGTTCAGATTTAATGTGCCTTCAGTTTTACTGGTTGATTTTCCAGTGTTGATGTTGAATGCTTCACCAGTTAAGGCGTCTATTGCAGTTTCTCCACCGGCTGCATCACTACCTGCAAAACCAACGAGTGAAGCTGCAGAGGACAATCCCTCACTGACTTTGCTTTTGATACTGTCAACAAGGCCGACAACTTTGTCATATGCTTGTTTGAATGGACTGGTAATTGCAGACACTACTCCACCTAACGCAGATGAGATTTGACCAGGCAATCCTGCAAGAGTATTGTATACTCCAGTGACAACATCAGATGCTTTTTGTCTGGCATTGGATACCCATTGCACACCTGCAGAGATAATCCTTGATACAACCGCAATCAGATATGAATAGGCTCTTGACGGCAATTTGCTTAACCATTGAACAACACCGTTCAAGAAGTTTCTACCTGCACGTACACCATACTGCAAGAGCTGTCCTCCAAACTTCAAGATTAACTGTATAACCATATTGCATACATTCATGTAAGCATTCCATACCAAAGTCAGTACAGTCATAACCAGTGTTGGAAGATCCATCTGCCCGTTCTTGAATTGGTTGATTGCATCGATAATACCAGTGATGAGATTCACAATGTTGCTTATGATTGGTCCGATAAAGCTCATGATTGCTGTCCATATTTCAACGAATACATCCCAGACCATTCTTAATGCAGGAACGATTCCGGGACTGCAGCCTAACAGTATACATACAATAGGTTTCAATGCTTCATAGATTGCTTGACCTATTGGAAGAGCGAAGTTATACAATGCTTGCAATACTGTAATAACTGTCATTATAGGTGCTTTGAGTGCATCCCATGCTGCACCGATTCCATCAATGATTGCTCTGACTATATCCCAGTTGCTGCCTGTGGAAATTCCAAAGAATGCGAGTACTTGTTGACCTACCCATGTGATAGCTCCACCTAACCATGACAAAGCACTTCCTATTGCAGAGATTACTGCTTGCACGTCAGGGTGATTGATGAATGCTTCCCAAAGTCTGCGTAAACCGTCACCGATTGCTGCTATCATACTGCTTGCGTCAGACCACCATCCGAAAGCTTTTCCTACTTCATAGATGGCTGCTATTACTAAGCCTATTGCTGCAACAACTGCGACGAGAGGCCAACTGAACGCTGCAATGAATGCCCCGATTGGTGCGAGTATGGAAACCAGTATTGCCTCCAAACCTCCCATGGCTGCGATTACTACTCCGATTGCAACTGCGATAGCTGCAATTGCAATTCCTATCTGCGCCCATTCAGGGAGATTGCTCCAGACATTCTGCAATGTTGCGACAAATCCTTTGATGTTTTCCACTATTCCTGATAACCAGGATACAATGTTAACAATGATTGGCGTTAATGGAACTAATATTGATTCAAGCAGATTGCCTAATGTGATGCTCAGTACTTTCCATGCATCATCGAGGTTATCAACACTCTTTGCTAATTCATCGTAATGCTGTTCTTTTAAAGCTTTGTTCATTGCTTTTAAAAGGCCAGTTTTATCGTTGAGGTCACCGCTCCAACCGTTTTTCATGAGGTCTTCTTGACTGATACCTATTTCTTTTAATCTTCTGAATTCCCCATCCATTGCATCAGACATTGCAAGCATGGAATCTTCAGCTGAACGGCCGTTTCTTTGCATTGCATCAGTGAATATTGCTGTTGTTTCAGTGAGTTCTGTTAATGCAGTTTTCGGCAATCCTAACCTGAATGCCATGTCCTCTGCTTGTTGACCTACAACATCCATGTCTATTTTTTTGTATGTTCCCTGAAGATCATCAAGGCTTTTCTGGAATGTGTCAACTTCAGCTGCGGACATCTTGAGTCTGCCGGCGAATGCTTGAATACTTGACCTTGCATTGAGGCTTGCTTTTGTATTTTCTACAACACTGTTTAACAGGTCATATCCAATCATTCCTGCAGTCATACTTGCAGCATTTTTCAGGAATCCCAAACCACCTGCACCTCCAGCTTCTCTTGCAGCAGTTTGTAAACTTTTCAGTTTGGCTCTTACCCCATCAATACTTGCTTTAGCACTACTTCCAAAACTTCTTATTTTTGTTGTTAATTCTGTGAATTTTGATTTTAAGCCGTTAGTAACCGAGGTTATCTTTTCCATTGCAAGTTTCGCAGTATTGCCGTTAGTGATTAACTGGCCAAAACTGGTTGCAACATTACTGATGGCACTTTTGATTTCACCAACTTTGTTACTGCTATTGATAAACTGATTGAATTTCTCTCTTGCTCTGTCCACATGTTCCTGTATTCTTCCAAATGCAGTGTGTACTGAGGATGATGCACTGGAAATTCCTTGCATTACTGTTTTTCCAACGTTACCTAATTTGTTCAAAGCGTTTTCTGCTTTTTTGGCAACTTTGGATACTTCTTCTTCAGCTTCAATGAGTATTTTTATCACTTGCTTTGATGGCACAAAATTCACCTCCTATAATCATGAATTTTTAAGGGTTATTTCTTCTCTTTGTACATCTCTTCATGTAGTTTGATTCTTCCTTTTGTGATGAAGATTTCCTGCACTATAGTTAAGTCTTGAATACTTGGCGCTAAATGGTAACCGCAGTAATCAAGCCAGATGATACTCCAACTTTCATTCTTCTTCAGGAAAGTTGTCAACATCACTTTCTACATCTTCATCTTCCATGTGAGAGATCTCTTTTACATGTTCCAATATTTCGTAGAACACATCAGGAATCATGTTTGCAACATCTTGTTCTGTAAATTTGTCAGGGTTGCCGTCATTGTCCAATCCCCAACATACAGTTTTGATGTCTGCTTTGTTATCTGCAACTGTAATCTTCTCAAGGTTCATTTTTGCCTGAGCTTCAATTTGGGATTTCACTCTTTTTTTTGATGACAATCCCTTTTGATTTGCAGTGTAATCTCCTAATGCTTTGTTCTTCATTTCTGAAATTTGGTGTATTTCTCCAATTGTTAATGGGCGGATATTGATTGTATCTTCAGCTGATTCCAATCTGATTTCCTGATAGGTTTTAGCTCCCATTATTATATCTGATTTCCTTAATACCATGTGCTACCAATCCTTTAAAAAAAAATTCCCCCAGTAAAACTCTCAAGGAAGGAGATTGTGAACATCTCCTCCTAATGGTGAGTTTAGTACTGGGGCATCTACTCCTTTGCTTCAATTTTTTCTTGATAGTTTACGAGCTTGACATACATGTCTGTTGTTACTTCGGTTTCTCCATCTGCAAGAGTTACTTCTCCGCTGCCAAGAGTGTCAAGAGTCATTGTGACTTCAACTGCATCTGCACCGCTCATATCGTACTCTACCCTTAATGTACATTTTGGGAAGAGTATTGTGCAGCCTATGTCTGAATCTTCACATAATGCGATGTCAATTTGGAATGGTTGCTGTAAGATTTTACATGCTGAAGGTTCTAATGCACCTACTTGACCATATTCTGCATCGAGTATGCTTCTGATTGTATCTGCAGTTAATGTTGTAGTAACACTTATGCTGTTTTCTCTTTTTCCTGCTTGAGCAGTTTTCTGAGGACCTCTTGAACCAAAACCGATTGTCTTGTCAACATCAAAATTGTTCTTTCCTTCATAGGACATTGCAGTAGCAACGCCGTCAAGTAATTTTGGAACAGTTTCACTGCTGACTACTGTTGTTCCAAGATATAATGTAATATCATAGAACATCAGGAATATTTCTTCATCAAGTTCATCAGGCCTAGTGAATGTTTCACCAGATGAACCGATAATTCCTGCCTTTTCAGTTTTGTAGATCCAATCAGCAGAAACACTTACACTATCATTTGAAGCTTCAAGTTTTAATCCATCGATAAGCATTCCGTAGATGTATTTCTTCAGCATATCGTATACTGCAATACCTCTGAATGATGGTAAGTTTTTACCTTCGCCACCGTAGTATTCATGAGTATTGACCTCATCTTCACCGGCAGTGTAAACGTAATTGTCCAAGAATCCTAAGAAGTACCATGCTAACTTTTCCAGGTCAGCGTCTGCTTGTGTACTTCCTGTCGGTTTGAGAATTCCTGCTCTTGCTCTCTTGTTCATCCTTGATGTACCAGACTTTGTGACTGGTTCATCTCCTAATTTGAAACTGACGCTGTCTGCATCACTCCACCAATCCGGAGCGAAAGCAGATTTTTGTACAATTTCACCGTATGAATCTTCTACTTCGATTCCAAATCCTCTATCTACCATAATAATCACTTATTCCTGGTTTACTTCATACATGTCAACCAGTTCACGTAATAGTTAATCCTAATTCGTATACTTGTAGCAACAGCTTCTTCTCCCTTGTCTTGAATTTCAACAGTACCTACTGGGTATATTGCTTCTATAGTAGGTTTCAAGACGGGAACGCTATGACCGTCTTTATCTTTTCTGGTGAAATTTTTAGCGATAGATGCTGCTACTCTGCCTGCAAGATTTTTCCCTTTGATTTCAGATTGCTCAATATCTTCATCATCAAAGACAATGCAGATAAATTCGAAAGGTGTTTGTAACTCTATCTTTGCGGATAGTGTTCCGTCGATTACTGGTGTTGTTTCATGTTCGAATAATCCAATGCAAGGTTCTTCAATTTCATCATCGAACCTGTAACTTGGAATGAATGTGTTAACATCTTCCAGTAAACCATCCTGAACCATTTCTGCAGTGATGCAATCTTTCATCAACTGAGTTACTTTAGCAGGACCATTAATAATATTCATCATTCTAAAGTCCTCCTTGCAGCGATTACAGCAAGTTTACTCACTGATTTTGCAATATCATTTGCTCCTCTTTCAACAAAATGTTGACCAGGTTGACCCCTTACGCTTCTGGCGAATACTTCATCCCCTGCGAAAGGAATTCCACCAACCCAAAAGTGCAGCATTTTAGCATGAATGGGAACAATTGGTGTGCCTCTTCCGTAGATTCCAGTACCCTCATTCACATATGGCAAGTAATGCATCCTGTTAGTGATTGTTCTACTGTTTTCTGTTTTATCAGAAAGCATGTAGGATTTCTTACCTCTGCCAGTGAATCCTCTAGGTGTTACTGCTTCCATTTGCAGTACTCCATCGTTGGCCACTAAATCTAACAATTCTTTTTTGAACCTTTCCGCTTTGGGTGTGAGTACTATTTCGTTTAAGACTTTGATTTTGACTTTCACCAAACAGATCATCTCCCCAATTATATCTTAAAAACAGAAACCCGAGATGATTTCTTGAAAGGTTTCAAATCTTCTTTGAGGTCATCAGTGAATATTTCACTTGAAAAAATAGTCATTGAATAATCATTGACTTTCTTGATTGGATTCTCTTTCCTTGAGTATCTGAAAGCAATGATGTTAGCTACAAGCCTTATGCACACATTTTTAACCGCAATGGGAACTTGAACCTCAATAGTAGTGCCGGTTTCGACATCTACTATTGGATTCCAATTCCTCTTACAGTAACCGTTGATGAGGCCTTCAGCTTGTGAAATCCATTCTTCAATAACATCTTCAAAAGGGTCATCTGTATCGCCTTCTTTCTTTTTGAATTGATTACCAAGTCTGTTTGGTTTTACACCAGACATTTTTATGACATCTTCAACTGTACAGTAAGACATTGTATCAACCTTTAAAAATTTAATTTATCCATCTTATCCATCAGGGACTTTCATTTCCTGAACCAGGTTCTTCAGAATTAGTTGCTGCTGTCATTTGAATTGCAAGAGAATCTGTTTCTGCAGTGACTTCAAGGTCTTCTGCACCTGTGTAATCCTCATATCCCTCACATGTTGCAGTAACTATATAAGTTCCTAATGGCACGTTACTGAGTGTACAACCCCCTGCGCTACCGGATGTTCCTGTGAATGTTTTAGTATCATCAGTTTTGTCAGTTAAAACAACGGCTGCTCCTTGAATTGGAGTTGTTCCGTCGCTAGTGACTGTTGCTGATATGTTCACAGTGGCAGGTGTAACTGCTACTAAAGTAACGGTGAATGCTGTGTGTGTACTGTCAACAGATAATGATTCTGTCTTGGAAGTGTAACCATCTTTAGAGATGGTTGCGGATACAGTACCTTCAGTTACACCTGTAAAGCTTGCTACACCTGAATCATTAGTAGTTTTTGTGGTTTCACCAATCACAACGCTTGCGCCTGCAATTGGATCTTCCCCATCATCTACTGTGATTGTAATATCTCTGGTGGCAGGGTCTATGACTCCTTTACTGTACCACATGCAATAGCATCACTAAATGCGTAGTTAATATCTGCGTAGATAGTAGATGCAATATCCCATTGGTTGGCTCTGAGTACAAATTGAGCTTCAACTTCAATGTTGTCAGGGTCAGCTAACCATTGGATGTTTTCCTTGGTGGCTATAATGAAAGGCTTCTTGGTGAATGTGTTCTTAGGTACGCTGAAAGCAGGTACGGTAATGAAAACAACATCTTCAATTACTAAGTCACCGTTACTGGTTACTTCGTAAATGTCACCAAATTTGTCATGGTTGTCAGCAAGGTATCTTCTGAGTGTTCTGCTGATTAATGCGGGAACGAACATGACAACATTTCCTGGTTCTTTGTACTTGTCAGGGAATGCATCAATGATGGCTCTGACCTTTGCCAATATGGATGTGGAACTTGAAGTTAAGTCAATTTCCAGGTTATCGGTTGCAGCACTGTCATCATCAATCTTCTTGAGGATACCATCAATTACCTTGTAACCGGAAGCGATAGTCTCAGTGGAATCAGTGTCACCGTAGATGAGGATTCTTTCTAAAGCTCTACCGTTAGCTTCACCGAACTTTTGAGTTAAGGTGTTCATGAATCCTTTGCCTTCAATGTTTTCCTTCAATGCTGTTTTGTGGATACCAGTTAAGGCTCTTAATTCTTCAGCACTGAATGTCCTGTTTGCGAAGTTAGGGTCTTGCATGGTAGATAAGGTTTGAGGACTTCCTGAAATCCTACCTGCATAGAGTTCTAATTCATAGGACATGGTGTCTAATTCCCTCTTATGATTTGTAGAGGTAATCATCTTTGTTCTGTCCAAGAATACAGTAGCTTCAGACATAGCTTGGAGGAACTTGTCTGCCTTTTCTGCTTGGACAACACCGTTTCCGAGTTTTCCACTACCTGAACCAATGTCTACAAACTTGGTTACAAACTTTTCACCAGCAAGGACTTTCTCCTTGACTTCTTTTTCAACTAATTGCATTGACATAAAAATCACTTTTTAATTCTTTTTTGGTTTGAGAAATAAATTTGAATAGATCTACCAGGTCATACCGTTAGTGTTCCTACCTGCTCTTTCGACAAGTGACTTGTCTGTTGAAGTGGTAGATACTAGGTCTGGGTCTATGCTTTTAGATTTTACAACTACTTCTTCTTCGTCGACAGTTTCGTCTTCTTCAGTTGTAGCTGTTTCTTCTTCAGTTGCTTCTTCGGAAGTTTCACCTTCAGCTTCACCTTCGGCTTCTCCTTCAGATTTAGTTACTGCACCAGGAGCAGTTTCACTTTCTTCTTCAGATTTAGCTGCGGATTCAAGCTTTGCAATTCTTGCTTCAAGTTTTTCAATCCTTGCTTCCAAATCAGATTTCTCTTCAGGAGGCTTTGGTGGTTCTTCAGGTACTTCCTCAGCCTTTGCTACGGTTCTACCCAGTAATCTTTCAAAGAAACTTACAGGTGCTTGAACCATAGGTTCTTCGGTTGGTTGGTTTTCATTTACCATACTTTCACCTTCATTGATTTCAATTGATTTTTTAACGTATTCTTCATCATCAAGGTATACTTCAAAATGGCAGCATGGATGTGAAGGTTCATCAACGATTGAAATAGATGATGGTGTCCATTCATCAATATCATCAAATTTTAAACCCATCTCAATGTAACCCCCTATCCATTTCATCAACTGTTTTGACTGGAGCGCCTAATATACTGAAGCCAGTGTATTTTCCATCAGCGATTGCTTGCTGTATATCCGGATTCAATACTTCAATACTGCCAAACAGTGTTCCCTTTGGAAGAAGACTGCCTTTCCATTCCATAGGAGCGTCAGTTACATACAGTTCTAATGGTTTGCCAACATTCATCAAAGAATGCTGCACATCTATTAACACGCCATTTCTGGAGATGATCAAGAATGCTTTTCTAATTGTTTCTTCGTCCAACACATCACCGGCACTATCTGGAATGTCAGGTACTAGGATTGGACCTTTAACAATCATAATTAATCACCCCATTTGGGATTAATAAGCGTTTAAAAAAAGGTTTTCGTATAAAATTTGCGAGGTAAAGGAAGAGGAGGCGTGATTATCAAATCAAACAAAGACAGCTATTCCCATAATAAAGGAGGTCGACTGAAAATCATATCAGGAATCTGAACAGAAATTTGCACTTTAGGAACTCATTCAATAACATCGAAATTCAAACATCGGATAAAAAATTTAGTTTTTCCTCCTCTTCAATATATAAGGTGGAAAAATAGAAAATTCAACTATCTTAATTTGAATCTGCTCCTTATACTTGAACCGACATCGGACAGTTTACTTCGAACACTGCTTGCAGTATCTGAAACTTTGCTCCCCACATTTGAAAGAGCATCTTGAATCTTGACGGAAATTGTCCTTGTATCTTGATTTAAATAACTGCTAGGTGGTGCTTGGAAAACTGTCTGCTTTAATCCTTCAGGTTTGCGGTTGGTATATCGCAGCCAACATCTGCAATTCGCAACATTTTCAGCTCCCCCGTTCAAGTCACCAGGATAGTATAATTCTTTCCTGCCACGTGGACCATTAATGATGAAAGGTTCATCAATAGGAACTGGGTCAATGTATCTTGCAATGTGCCATTCCCTAGTTCCACTTTTACTATGGCCGTTCTTCCATACTTTGTATTGATACCCTTCTTCTACGGCTCTGATGAAACTGATGTTGCATTCCTGACTGTGAACAGCATCTTTGATGATGTTCCTTGTCCTTGCTTTACCATGAGTTTTAACATAATCCATTGCCTGTTGCCTTGCTTGCTCTGGTGAAGCTCCACCTTCTAAAGCCATACCCTCAATGACAACAACCTTGTCAGTTACTCTTCCTGCTTCAATAGACAATCGATTCTTCATGAATTGAGTATACTGTTGGGTATGCTCTTCAACAACCTTGTCAATGAATTTAGATTCTTTGCGATGAATCCTCATTCTCTCTTTTGTGAGTAATTCATCCATTGCATCTTCAACAACTGCATCAAAATTGTTGTCTCTTTGAATCCTCTTGATGTCACTTCTGTTTTGGAAGTCACCGTCTAATGCTCTTTCTGCAATTTCCATTTGGATTTTATCTTGCAAGCTATGAACATCAACAGCAACCTTTTTCCTGTTCCTGTATTGATATGTTAAGTGAATGTCATCTTTGAGAACATTGAACTGCCTAATATGTTGTATACGCTTCAAGTATCGCAGTTGTTGTTGCTTACTGTATCTCATCTTCATCAGTGTAGTTCATTTCTTCATCAAGAGCAGCTACCATTTCGGCCACTTTTTCATCCAGGTTCTCAGGGTCATAGCCATACAATATTGTATCGAGACTTTGATTATTCATGAACCTTGCATTGTAATATCTGTTATCTTCATCCATGTGCAATTCGAATTGTTCACCGAATCTGTTAATGAATTCACCGAGAGTCATTGCACCATTTTGCAATAGTTTGATTCCACGTTCGAGTAGATCATCATCTTCATCAAAGTTGGCCGGAAGATATTCCACTTTGTGGTCGGTGGTTGCGAATTCATACTTGATGATTGTATTGTTCAGATAGTTAGCAGACCTTTTCTGAAGTGTGCCTACTGTGGATTTACTGTAGTTTTTGAGTAACATCTGAGTACGATTTGAGGCAATACCTGTTGATTTGCCTTCACCGAGTCTTTCTCTTGGTACTCTATGAATCCTGTATATTCTGTCAGCTACACTTTCAGCCAATTCAAGGAAGCTGCCTTCTTTTTTCTCTTCACCTATCTTATGAACATTAATGTTGACGCCGTTTTCTTCAGATGGAATGACGAGGCATAATGCTGTTCCTGGTTCATTGGTAATGTCTTTGAATTCACGTTCAAGGTCTTCTTCAAAGTCATCCATAGTGTAATCTTCTTTCTCTTCAATGCTTCCTGTGACAGTAATGATGTAGTTAGGTACACCGTTTGCTTTGAAGTGTCCTTGTTGATATTCCACAATTGCATTGTCAGTTAAGATTGCATCTACTTCAGATAAATAGCGAGGTTTACCGTATACTTTGGATTCTTCAGATTTGGTGTTGAACCAGATAATCTCTGTTGCCAAAGTCTCTTCGTCAATGTCAACATCCCATTGCCCGGTTCGGTAATTCAAGTTTCTCTTGTTGTTAGGGTCATACAGTTTGAAGTATACTGTCCTTGCACCTATCTTTTGCACTACTCTTTGTTTATCCCTGCACATTCGGAGGTATAAACTGGATACATGATTGATTCCTTTGAAAAATGGTCCGTCACGTAAGACTTCAAGGCCTGCATAACTGTAGGTTTCCAAGTCTTCAAGGAATGACTCCATTTCTTCATCTGTAATGAAATCATCGAGGAAACTTTCCAATGCTTCAGGTATTTCAGCACCTTCTTTGGAGATGATCTTCTTTCCAGAGTAGATTGCATCTTCACATTTGGTAGTGATACAGATATCATGCAATCCTGAAATCTCTCTGAGTAACTGTAGTTTGAATGGGTTGAAAGGAGGTTCAATTACCTCTGAACCGTAATCCAAATCTTCTTTGGTTAACTCTTTGGATTTGATTTCATATTCATTCAGTATACTTTTGATTACACTGTCTTTCAAGTGTTTACTTGTTACGATTTTAACCATTATCTTTTTCTCCTTTTTCTCAATTGAGTTTTGCGCACCTGTGGATATAATCCCTCATGAAGTAGGGTTGCACTATCCACTCTATCATCGTGAGTTGTTTCATCATCAGTAGCAACCTTATCAGATGGGAATTTGACTGCCTGCTTCTTGAACATCTTCAGCCATTTACCCCTGACAAATAGTATCTTGCCTTTGTTCATTCCTCTTACCATACGGGAGGCCCTGATGATTTTAGATTTCGGAACTGGAATGAATGTTGGATGGTAATCTTCGAATTCCTTTTTCCAATAGTTCTTCACTACTTTTCCTGCTGCTGCAGGTTGCTGTTCAATCCAGTTATCATATTCATAATACCTGTCCATTACTTGCATCATCTTTTGCTCAAGTTTTCCTGGCTTCTTTTGTGTGCTGTCCTGGTCATGAATGCAGCCAACCTTGCCTTTGAATACTGTTGACAAACTCCATGCAGTGTAGTCAGCGGTTGGTTTTTCTGTTGCTGCAACATCCCATGTGATGACTTGCTGCAGGATATCCCATTCAGTAAGTAAATCTTGATATTCATTCTTGCTGATAGTGTTGGCTTCTATCAAATCGTAATCGAAGACGTCACCGGCCTTGACTTCATAATCCCAGTTCCCCATTTGGAATTGATAATCTGCTTTGGACAATTCCTGCAATGTTTCATGGTAATCATCCTTGTCAATATAGGGATTGTCCCAGAAATTCATTTCAAAAAAAGGGTATGGGCCATTTACGAACCTTTCCTTGAGATATTGTGAACCGTCTGCATCTGCAGGGTTACTGATATAGTAGAGTGAGAGAGGAAAATGCATGAGGCCTTTTGTTCCTCTCAAACTCCTATTCAAAAATTGGAGGTTTACTTTGGCAAATTCAGATGCTTCGTCTACAATAATTTTGTGATACGCTCTTGATTTGAACTTCTCTTTGTCCTTTTCAAGGAGCATATAACTGTAATATATCTTCGCATTTTTGTCATGATTGATGAATGCTCTTTTTGATTGGTTATGTTCTACTTCAGGAAACTCATTTAACCATTCGTCAAGGTAGTCAACAATACCTCCTGTAGCAATGACGTTGTCATATGTACTTCGTAGTACTAGGCAGCGATAGTTGGGTACTTGGAAATGTTGCAAGGCCAACACTGCACCTAAGATTGACTTACCACTGTATGCTGAACCACCAATAAGTTTACGTTTACTGGTATCTGCTATGGCATACAATTGTTTACGATATGGATCTACTGGAATGTACTTGTTATGAAAGATTGTTTTCAGTAGAATCTTTTTCTGTTCCTGGGTTAATTCGAGCTGGTCATAATCAATCTTCATAAGTTATCAGTAAAATCTTCAGCATTATCATTAGCAGAGAGAATCAATTCCAAATCCTCTTCAGTCAATTCATGAATGTTCTCTTCACCGATTAATGTTTCCACATTAGCATCAACATTAGCATCAACACTTGTCTCTCTTATCTGAGTACTTCTACCACAAGCTAGACGATAATTCCTGTAGAGTGTATCGAGGACATTCATAAGATTGTTGAACATGTTAATACGGGTTGACAATGCATTATCATTCACATTAGCTATAAGCTGCTGAAGCAATTCATCTGCAAACTTCAAACTTTCTTTGAATACTTTGATGAAATCCTTGTTGGTTTTCTTGAATTCCTTGTCATTCTCTTCCATCTCTTTCAGAACTTGATTGCTATCATACAATGCAGCCCTCTCAAACCATGCCCATTTGCTACTCATTTGTTCGAGTGAATTTTTGGAAATTGGTTTGGTTTTTTCTCCGTTTGCTGAGTTATCTTGAGAATTGATTTTCTCTAAGGTTGCTTCAATGCTTCTTTGTTCTGGGGGCAATTCAAGGAAAACTTTGAATCTGTAGTATGCTTTTGCAGATTCTCCTTTTTGTCTTTCCCATGATTGCTTTTCTTTTGCCATGTTTATCACCTAATGGATGTGTGATAGTAAGAATGCCATTACTGCAACGGCTGATGTGAGAGCTGTGAAGCCAATAGCAATAACCCATTTTAGGACTTTGTTTGTGGTTTCTAATGCTGTGATTCTGTTGTCTTGTTTGTTTACTAATTCCCGTAATGAACCGTCATCAGTGACACTTTTTAAAATGAACTCATTGATTGTGTTGTCTAATGTTTTCATTGTGTCTTTCAATTCTTTCATGTCTTTTTTCAGTTCTTTTATGCTGTCCTCTTTGAACTTCGACTTTGTTTCTAATGCGGTGGTTTTTCTTGCAAGCTCTTGAATTTGTTCTTCATGTTGGACGCAAGGTGTTTCATTAATTGGAGGATTCATTGTCCTCACCTTTTTCATATTCGCTTGCAGGGTCTATGTCTTCAATGATGTTTTCTTCGGGAATTTTATATTTCATAGTCATCCCTTTCTATTGGCGCATCATTGTCAAAAATTTCTTCTTGATGATCTTCTTCTACTTCATCGATATTGTTGAAGAATTTTTTGAAGTATTGCCAGTTGATGTTGTTATGGTATTTGGCATCTATAGTAGCGCCTATAAATCCGAGGATATAACCGAGTAGCTCTGCGAGAGTGTATTGGTCTATTGGTAAATCGATACCTTGCGCTACACTTAGCATGATGATTCTACCTGCAATCAAAAAACAGATATATTTGATGAAAGTAGAACCGTTTCCTATAAAATTAGTACTTTTTTCTTTTGACATGTCAAGTTTCACCTGTTTTTCCATTTTTGTACAAAAAAAAGTGTAGGTTGTGGGATTTGAACCCACATTCGTTTTTCGCCAAACTAAAATTTTGGAGATTAATATACGGAAGTGAAAAATATATTTTTTTTTAACCTACATGATGAAGAATTTATAGGGAGGATGAAAAAATCATTCTGCTGTGAAAAGAGACATACTATAAACCCTTAGAACAAAAACTCATATGTCCCGTTTCATGATTTTATCTTCCT